ATGTTGATCGGCATGTCGGCGGGCGTTTGGTGTTACGCAAATAATATCATATACTTACAAAGGAGGTGATGTAAATGTTTAAGGTTGTGTGCTCGGTGGATTCCAGTTGGCACGTAGTCAATTCAGGAGGTAATGACAACCAGACATTTCTATCACCGCAATTAAACTTTAAGGAGGAAATCCTATGAGAATAAAACATGGTTCAGACACATTTCCAGAAACAATCACTAAAAGCGCAGGGAAGACCCATGTGCGCTACGACATTGAAGAAACCGAATTTGAAGAAATGGACGGAACTAAAAGGACTTGTTACGACTTTTCCTATGTCGCCATTGAAGGGGAACTGACAAGGGCTAAAATCATTGATGCGATTATTACTGATGAAATTGGAAGTAAGGATGCTGAAATTGCCCTCATTAATAACGAGCTTGCCAGTCCCGGCACAGAGGAATACGCGGCGTATCAGGCATTAAGAAATCATGCAAAAGAAGTAGCTACCGAGGTGCTACAGTGAAACCATACTTACTCTTCTACACTGATAACGTCCCTTCTGGCTCTGCCGGATGCTGCCAGTATTGGGTTGAGGTGGAATATGAGGAAGAGGCGGGTGGTTGGACACACATCACTAAAGTAAACGGTATTGCATCAGCGAATATAGCAAAAGTAAACGGCATAGCCGTGTAGAAAGGGGGATTATACGGAAGCAGTTGGCGGTAAATTTTTAGTAACAATGTAAAGGATATAAAATAAACGGAACGGCGGTGTAGAATGGACAGTATTGTAATAGGCGGTGTATTAGTTAACGGAACTCTCTTTATGTTGGTGGCGTTTTTTGTCCAAAGGTGGATGAACAGAACGGAGAAAGACAGGGAAGATGATAGGGAAGAAGTAAGGCGCATAGCCAACGAAGTAGCGGAGAGGGCAGAAAATACCGCTAGAACTGTTGCGGAAAAAGCCGCCTGCACTTCTGTGGAAATTAAAGAACGTATAGAATCGAACAGATTGTTTTACGCACAATCTTATACGGATATTAAATGTTCTATTGAAAAACTCGCCGACCACGTTGGACGGCAGAACGGCAGAATTGGACACTTGGAAACAGGTTTAGCTAAACAGGTTGAATCGTGTAAAATAAGAAACGCAAGCGGAAAGCATAAATGACATTAAGACAGAAACAAAGCAAATTTATAAGAATGCTAGCAGACCTAATTATTTTTGCTTATGATAATGGGTACGAGCTTACTGGTGGAGATTTGTGGGCAAAGTCAGGACACATGAACAATTCAAACCACTATATCAGGTTGGCGGTTGACTTAAATCTTTTTAAAAACGGTGAATATTTGGACACAACTGAAGACCATTTACCACTTGGAGAATATTGGGAATCTATCGGTGGTGCGTGGGGCGGTAGGTTTAATGACGGAAATCATTATAGCGTTGAATGGAACGGGAGAAAGTAAGATGGGAAGTGGTATTGTCAATATAGACATAGGAGATATTCTTGAAGGTGCAGGCTCTTTAGTAGATTCTATAGGAAATCAAATTAGAGGAAAAGTACCAGTTGACTTAATGAAGTTAGCCGAACTTGAAGTGAAGATGAAGGAACTTCAGAATGTAGTTCCAACACTTCTAAGTGACGTTGATAAAGCACAGACTATAATAAATGCAGAAGATGCTAAAAGTAAATCCTTTTGGCAAAGTGGTTGGCGACCAGCATCTGCGTGGACTTGTGTTACTGCTTTAATCTACAACTATTTATTTTTTCCAACCTGTACTTACTTTTTTACTATATTTACAGGTAATGCTCCGGCGATACCTGAATTAGATATTGCAGAACTGGTAACCCTATTATTTGGATTATTGGGTTTAAGTACATTACGTACTTTAGATAAAAAGAATAAATAAAGAAGGAGGAATAAAAGATGAGTTTTTTAAGCGGATTAATTGTTGGTTTGATAATCGGTGCTATCGGTGGTCTTATTGTTGCTTATTTTGTTTACCGCAACAACAAAGCCAAGATACTTGCTTTGATTGAAAAAGCCAAAAAACTTGGCGTTGTTATTAGTGAATAATTAGAAAGGATAATGTATATGGGAAAAAAAGCAATGGAGGAAGCCCTAGGTCAGTGAGTAACGAAAACGTAGAAAATTGGCAGGGATTCTTCGGCTATAAGCCGACACAGGTTTTACAATGGTTACTCAATTCTCCTTGTAAGATTACGTGCCTCTTCAGCGGGAACCAGTATGGGAAGAATGAAACCGCCACTATGGATTATATTTTTTCTATATTAGGCTGGCACCCTAACAAGAAAAAAAACCTATTGCCTACTGATAAGATTAGAACATTCAGGTTTGCGTCACAGACGTTGCCCGGCGAGAAAGAAGAGGACGAAGTAAGGAACACTCAGTATCCGGCGTTCAAACGCAGATTACCGCCGAGTATGGTGGTTAGTGATATTACGGCACGGAAACCTGTTGTGTCAGTCAGAACACCTGAAGGTGCTAACTGCAATATTGAATACGTTTCGTTCAATCAGGATGTTCAGTCAACTGCTGGAGTTCAGCGCAAAAGAATCTGGATAGATGAAGAATGTAGTAGGGATTTTTACGAAGAACAGATACCACGACTGCTTGCGGCTGACGGCGATATACTGTTTACCTTTACTCCTGTGCCCGGTGCCATTGGTTGGGAATTTGATGAACTTTATGAGAGGGCTAGGATAATCTACAGAACACAGGCAGTCAGGGACAGGATACTCGCCAGAACGGGCGAAATTCTGCCAGAATGCCAGATTACAGACAGCAAAGACGATATATGCGTCATTATGGCGGCGACTGACGATAACCCCATATACGAGGATTTAGCGAAGGAAAGGTCTAAGTTGACAGGGGTGCCTGTTACCGCCAAAGAATATATCGACTCCATGTTCAATATGTATGACGATGAAGATGTTATTGACGCACGGCGGTATGGATTGTTCAGACAATTATCGGGCAAGATTTATAAATCATTTACCCCTGCCGTCCATATAGTTGATATGTCTAAATATTTGCCTACTGGAATACCTATGAACTGGAAGCATTTCAGGGGTATAGATTATCACAATTCCAATCCGTGGGCGTGCTTATGGTTGTCTGTTTCACCGCAGGACGAAATCTTTGTTTGGTGCGAATATTCGGCAAGTCCAAGTAAAATGATTACCTACGACATCTGTTTGAATATAGCACAGCGTAGCGGTCAGTATAGATATACATTGGATTTAATTGACCCATTAGCCAATTCAAAACAGGTGAATACCAACTTTACGACTGTTGAAGATATGAACAGGTTCTTCTATGAATTTAAAAAAGAAGGTATCTGCACAGGCGGTTACTGGCAGGGTTGGGATACCAAAGGCGGTAGAGGCAGAGAAGAGTTTACCAAGCGGCTTTTGAACTCTATTAAAGTAGGAAAACCTTTTAATAACAAGGTGATAACAGGTGAAGGCTCTGACCAGAGGACGGCGGTTTTGCCGACTATCTGGATAGCGAACAACTGCTCTCATCTTATAGAGAGTATGAAAAACTGGCGGTTGGAAGAATGGGGTTCAAGAGAGATGTTGAGTCGTAATGACCCAAAGGAAGTTGCACAAAAGAAATGGTCGCACTTCCCAGTTACAGTTGAATCGATGCTTAAAAATCCATCCATATCCAATGCAAGGTGGGGCGACATACCGCATAGTTCGCCACAACCAAAAAGATATTTTCAAGGGAGGGCGTAATGCCTCTGTTCGACTATTATTGCAAGGATTGTGAAAAGTGTTACGAAGTTTTGGTTCCGTTGAGTAAAACGAAATCAAAAATAAAATGTCCAAAATGTAAAAAAGAGTTGAAAAAAATAATTTCTCCTGTATACTTTTCCGTGAAGGGCTGATAAGGTAGATTATATGGCAAAAAAAGTTGTTAAAGAATCATACTTCGGTAGAGCTATTGAGCAGGAAATAACCAAGCGTGTCCGTAATGAATTTGAAACCGCAAAACGTAATCAGAGTGATGACTTTGAAGATTTTGAACGTATAATCGACCAGCTTGAGTGCAAACGAACAGAGAAAGAATATGAGTGGCGGTCTGATGTTTTTATCCCAGAATATCCATCTATTCATTTAACCGAAGCCTCGCAATGGGCTAATCAGTATTTCCCGACAAGAGATTTTGTTGATGTTTATTTAGACGGTGAAAGTGATTTGAGTAAGAAGAAGGCAAATGCCGCCAAACAGTTCATCAATGCAATGCTCAATATCAAAGACACATATCATTACCAGAAGTATATGAAAGCCCGAAGCATTAACTCTACCTTCGGTTGTGTATATGCCGTGTGTAGTTGGAAACAGGAAATACAGAAAAAATACAAACAGGTTCCTGTTGAAGAACAAATCGGCACGAACATAGACGGGCAGCCTATCTTTGGGACTGTGATACATAATGTGCCTAATGACGTTGTGGTGACGGACAGGTTTCATTATGAAGTCCCTGACCCACGCAATGTATTTACAAGCAATGATTATGTCTATTCCATACAGGAAAAAGAATGGGTGCAGATTAGGTCGGAAATGTCCTACGAACAACTGAAGGAAAAGGAAAAAGAAAACGGCTATATTAATCTAGACATTCTGAAAGAACTGCCGACTGAACGAGATACGGAAACTTCAAAGTTATCTAGGGGTGATAATAGAGAAGCCGATAAAACCCAACTTAGATATTTTGATATAATTGAAAGATTCGGAAAGACTTGGGCGATAGTGACCAAGGCTGACGCTGAAGGTTATCCGTTGGCGATTAAACCCGGCTTGAACGAAAAAGGCGAAGTAGCAGAAAATGCCGTGTTGGTGGAATCCATTATCACTATGGCTTATTCAGGCTCACATAATGTCCTGATAAGATTTCAGCCGACACCTTTCAGGACTTCCAAAAACGTGCCGTTCCGACCTATTATCCGTGGATTGAATTATGTCCATCCGACAAAAGACGTTGGCATGAGTGACGGTAAATACGCCAAGGAATTACAGGTTGCGTTGAATGACACGATTAATCTATCCAACGACAGGGTAATGTTGGCTACAATGCCGACCTTAAAAGTCCGCCGATATGCAATGGAAGATAACGACAGTATCTACTTTGAACCTGAACACATGATGATGGTGGAAAACCCTGACGACATTACCGAGTTTCAAATCAGGGACAATATGCAGGGAGCACTAGCACAGGCGCAGATGTTTATTAACAAGATGCAACAGGTGGAATCTGTTTATCCTACGACAATGGGTGATTTGCCCGGCAGGGCTTCAACAACGGCAACGGCTATTCAGGGTGCTACAACTAACAATAACCTCAGAGCCAATTATAAATCATTAACCTTCGAGCACACTTTTTTAAATGAATTTTATTGGATGATGCTCCAGATGGGTTATCAGTTTATGCACCCGAATACCGCCTTACAAATTATGGGAAAGGACTCACAGTTCTTTGACCCTGACGGCAGTTATCATTATCAGCCGGTAAGTTCCAATATCGAAGTCGAGTACAACAAAAATCAGAAGGTCAAAAATTTAGACCAGATGATTGGAAGGTTGAGCGGGCTGGCAAAGTCATTCCCCGGCTTGATTTTCCCGATACTCAAGATGATGGAAATGCAGTTTGAACTGTTAGGACAGGAAGTACAAACCATAAAGCCATTCCTGCAAAAGGTTATCGCAATGGGTATGAAACAGGAAAGCGGTGAAGGCGAGGGCGTTCAGCAGATTTCCGACCAAGGAGAAGCCCCGACCAGTAATCAGAACGGAATGCCCATGCAGGAAACTGAAATGTTTGCACGGCAGAATGCAAGCGGAATGATGGAAGGTATATGACACTTACATTACAAGAAGTAGAGAAATATTTACAGAAGTACCGCAAGCGTGGTGAACGGACTGTATCCCTTTTGGGAAAATATAAAGAGTTCATTGATGCGGTGAACACGGATTTTGGAAAACAGTTTCTTTATGATATAATCACGGAACACGAATTGCTTCTGGAAAAAGTTGCCAGCATCGAGGCGACACCCGAAGAGATTAGTGAATATAAGGCGACAAGAAAGATACTCTTAAAATATAGTGCGAAGATTTCTGCGTACTACGAGGGTATGGAATTAATTAAACAGTCAATAATGAAAGGAGAAACAAAATGAGTGACGAACAGACCATAGAGAATCAATCCCCCCCTGTGGGCAATGATGATGTATCTACGTCTGAAGCTCAAGTAGACGAGGTTCAACAGCCAACTGATACCCCTCAACAGCCAGAAATAGACCCCTTGGAAGAACATAAAGAACGTTCCAAGCTAGGTCGAAAGATGGCTACCGTTGAGCAGGAATTAAGTAGCATGAGGCAGACGATTCAGCAACTTAGCAGTATGTTGCAATCGAGGCAGACTAATGCTTTAAACACGGCGGCAGATGATGCACCCCCTGTGGAGTATATAACTACACCAGAGGACTTGGAGAAGTACGAAGCGTGGAAAGAAGCAAAAATGGAACGGCAACGTAGTGTATACGCCAACAACTACATACACACTATCAAGACATTGAGTTATATCAATCCTGAACTCCATGATGATATTGTACAGGAATTGTTGACGAATGTTGCTGAATATCCCACATATTCAAGGCATGCCAATCCCGCAGACGATGCCAAGCGGAATTATGTCATAGCGGAAAATAAGTTGCTCAAACAGCGTTTAGCTGGAGACCGACCTATTGTCCCGAATGTTCGTGGCGATAACAGCGCACCTACTGGATTAAGCAATACCAGCAGGAGCAATACACCGCCGAAGCCGACTGTACAGTTAGATGAATATTCTTCTAAATTCCTAAAGAGTTTAGGGGAAACTACAGAATCTGAATGGGTACAGAAGTCATTGTCGAGGAAGGAATGAGAAGCCGAAAGACAGGAACCTCAAGGCGTTTGAAGGGGTCAGAAGAAGATTCTGGCAAATGGTATAAATGCTGGAACTGCGGGTTTCCTTTTGACATTACCAAAGTTTCAACTGGTAGTGGCAACAGTAAAAGCTATGCAGATGTTCCGGCGGATTACCTAGCACCAGTATCGTCCGGCGACCCGAAGGCAGTAAAATTATATTTAGATACTTATGACACGGTAGGTTGTTTGATACTCAACAAATCGGACGGCGACCCAGAAACAGATTACTATACCCCAAGGGTTGTAACTGTGACAGGCGGCTGCCCGATGTGCGGATGTCGCAACCTCCCATAATTATTGAGGATTTATGCAAGACACAGAGTATGCATATATTGCGGGGTTTATAGATGGCGAAGGAAGTATTGGTCTTCTCACTAGTCATTCATCAGACGGAAGAACTCCTAGTTATGTAGCACGGTTACGTATTACAAATACTAACCCTGATGTATTAAACTGGATTCATATTGCAACTGGTATTGGGTCAGTAAGGACTGTAAAACCAAATTCCAATAACAATTATCAAGTCTATGAATGGTATGTAGCTGGTCTACAAATGAAATCTTTGCTTGAAGGTATTTTACCTTTTTTAAAGGTTAAAAAACTACAAGCGGAAACTCTTCTAAAGTTTTTAGAAACAGTTCAACCAAAAGAAGGACAGTCTAAGAAACTTACTTCTGAGGTTATAGCTTTTAGAAATAAACTTCGTGATGACCTTGATAAGCATAGGGAGTTGGATTATTACGCATAAAGGACGTTGTCTGAAATGTTTGCGGAACAAAAAATCTGCCGTAATAAAATAGGAGAATTAACATGAGTTTGGGATTTCAAGTAGTTCACTCTCCTGTAAAACCTATATGGGTTCCTGTAGACAGCACGAGCACTTTAGCTCACGGCATGCTTGTTTATTATGGTAAAGCCACGCCTGCTAACACGGCTGGTATTACCGTTATGCCTGCGGCTAAAGGTGCCTGTGACGTTACTAACTGTCTGGTTCCGTTTGGTGTGGTTGTCGGCGATAACAATGCTACTCCCACCTATTCAACTCTGGCTACTGCTCTGATTAAAAAACAGACCATTACCGGTGTTGATACTGCGGCGGCCCAGTTAGCTAGGGACTATAGGCTTGCAGAAGGTATGTATGCGAAAGGCGACCCTCAGCCTTTAGTTCAGGTGGCGAGAATTACACCTGAAACAGTTTTGAGAGGGTATTTCCGTGGTAGTGCCACAGTAGGTACGACCACAATTTCTACTTTAACACTTGCGTCAGGTGCGGCGACAACTGGTTTTGTTACTAACTCTGCCCAGTTCACTCCCGTTGCCGATAATCATACGGTGTATTGTGTTAAAGGTGCTAACGCTGGTCTGTATCGTGTTGGAACTGGTACGAGTGCTACGACTTGGGCTTTCACCAGAGAATTCCCGAATACGCCAGCGGTTGGCGATACGTTTAAAGCGGTCAATGTTCGTCAGGGTTTATGCAGAATGAATGTAGACACGACCTACGGTCTGTGGATAGATAATACTGCGGCTCTGACATCTAATTATTACGTAATCAATGTGCTAGACATCAATCTTGGTGGCGAAGCTGGAACCGAATATTGCGATTTCAGTTTCTCTATTCCGACCTTCCTGACTTATACTGGTGGTCGCCAAGCTGATGCAGTAAGTTAATAGGAGGCAATGAAACATGAGTAATCCTTTGACTAGTTCACAATTTCAGCGACTTCTGGACGACAGACTTCGCAAGGTGTACGTGGATTCCTTCACCGAATTGCCTTCTATGGTTGATAAGCTCTTCGGAGTTATCAAATCTGATAAGGCATGGGAAGAGTTCTACGGCATTGGTGCAGTTCCCGACATTCCTGCGTTCAACGGACTGCTTGAATACTTAAGTGTTGCCCCGCAATACTACACCAGAATTGAACCGAAAGAGTTCGCTGGTGGTATTCAGATTGAACGTAAACTTCTTGATGACGACAGATATGACGTTATTAAGACACGGCAGAATGGTTTGGTCAATTCTCTTTATCGTGTAAAAGAAAAATACGGCGCACAGGCATTTGGTTATGCCTTCAGTTCCGCATTGACTTTTGCTACGAGTGAGGAGGGTGTGGCTCTCTGTTCTTCCTCTCATCCGACTAAGAGTGGTGCCTCTACTACGACTGGTTTCAGCAATGCTGGTTCTACAGCATTGTCGAAAACGGCGATTGGTGCAACTCGTATTCTTATGAAACAGTTCAGAAACGAGAGTGGTCAGCGTATTGTTATAGAACCTGATACGCTTATTGTTCCCGATTCCTTATACGATACTGCTTGTGAGGCAGTTGGTTATAATGAAAAAGGTGCAACGTCAGACCGTGACCCAGATTCTGCCCATAGTGGCAGAATCAATCCGCAGTATAAACGTTGGACTATTATTCCTTATCCACGTCTAGACGACTATGATACTAACAATTGGTATATGGTCGATAGCAAGATGATGAAAGAATATCTCATCTGGATAAACAGAATCGAGCCTGACATTTCTACGGAAAGAGATTTCGACAATCTTATGTTCAAACAGGCAATCTACTCACGCTTCGGCTACGGACATACGGATTGGAGGTGGATATACGGGCACAATGTGTCATAATAATAACTTATGTCAGTTTTTTATTTGACATTAGTAAAACCATAACTGTAGAAGAGGAGAGGATTAATCTCTTCTCCTCTTTGAATAGAAGGGCGGGACAATGTAGGGGGGAAGTTAATGAGGTTTAAATTATGAGTTTATCATATTTTCCAAACGGGATACTCACGCCGACTATTGTTGGCGGCGGTGTAGAAAATCCCTGCGTTGGCAATGTGTTTTATGTGGGAGCTACGGCTTCTGGTAAATGGGTTGCTGGCGTTGATGACCCTTCTTGCGGTTCACTTGGCAAGCCTTTCAAGACGATTGATTATGCGATTGGCAAGTGTACGGCAAATCAGGGAGATGTTATTTATGTGTTACCCGGTCATACTGAAACGATTTCTGCGGCTGGCGGGATTACCTGCGATGTTGCTGGCGTTTCAATTATCGGCTTGGGTAACGGAAATTTAAGACCAACGATTACTTGGTCTGCTACCGCTTCATCGTGGCTTGTTACGGCGGCGAATGTTCTGATTAAGAACATCATCACGACAATCAGCATTGATGAAGTGGTGTCTATGTTTGCGGTATCTGCGGCAGGGTGTACCCTCGATACTGTTGACTTTGCGGAATATGGTGCAAAGGGCGCAACTGGGCAGGCAATTCAGTTTCTTTTAACTACCGCTGATGCTGACGAATTAACGATTAAAAACTGTTACCATCGTCAGGGAACGGCGGCAAAGGCAAACCAAGTCTGGATTAATTTGGTTGGTACTTCTCATACTCGTATTCTCAATAATACAATTATGATAACCGCTAAGGCGGCTACTGCAAGTATTTGTATCAGCGGTTCTACTGCTGTTGTGGATGCGGAAATTGTCGGTAACAGAATAAACTGGTTAGGTGATACAATCACATCTGTTATTAACTGTGTGACTACATCTACTGGTATTGTTGCGGATAACCGAGTAATGGGCGGTGCGGCTGTATTATTG